TACACGATGGTACAACTGCAGGCGGTAACTTGGCTCTTGTTGGCGATATTAGTACTCAAACACTAACAAATAAAACACTAACTAGTCCTACGTTAACTGCACCAGTTTTAGGAACACCTGCTTCTGGCACTCTTACAAACTGTACAGGATTGCCCATTGACGGAGGAACAACAGGTACGTTGCCTGTGAACAGAGGTGGAACTGGTTCGACTACAAGCACTGGTTCGGGTGCAGTTGTATTAGCGACAAGTCCTTCTATCACAACACCCACTTTTGTAACAGGCATGACCACTCCTGCTATAACTAAAAACGGTACTGATGGTGTAGGAGATATCGGACAGAGTGGTAACAAATACGCTACAATTTATGCTACAACATTCAGTGGTGAAGCATCCAGCGCACTATACGCTGACTTGGCAGAAAAATATGTAGCTGATCGTTACTATGAGCCAGGTACAGTTATGGTATTTGGTGGCGAGCGAGAAGTTACAGAAAGCATGTTGGATTATGAAACTGCAGTTGCTGGCGTAGTATCAACTAAACCTGCTTATTTGATGAACAGCGAACAACAAGGTGAGTTTGTGGTTGACATTGCATTAGTGGGTCGTGTGCCCTGCAAAGTTATGGGCCCAGTGTTTAAAGGTTCTGTGCTGGTAACCAGTGAACACGCTGGGGTAGCAATGGCCATAGACAACAAGAAATTTGTTCCAGGCTGCATAATTGGTAGAGCGATGGAAGATCACCGCGAAGAAGGCATTATCAAAATTATTGAAGTGTCTGTAGGAAGAAGTTAACTTTTTAACTTCTCTTGCGTCTTTAATTTATTGCGACTTTTTTCTAATTTAATTGTTCTAAAAACACCTGGGTGTAAAGGCTTTGGAAAATGCTCTAAAGGCACCCAGCAAAATCCTTTGTGTTCTCGGTTTAGTGCAGGAACAAATTCTTCTTCAACTTTGATTAAAAATGTGTGATAGACAAAACGTTTGTTTTCACTGACAAACTGTTCTATAGGAATAACTTTGGCACCTAGTATCTTACCGCCTAGTTCTTCTTCGATTTCTCTGTTTAAGCCTGCTAATATACTTTCACCCGGTTCTATTTTGCCACCAACTAATCCCCAAGTATCAGGAAACTTGCCATCGTTGCGTAGTAAAAATAGATAGCGTTTTGTAGCAGTGCAATAAATCATTGCACCACAACTTGAATTTATATTACCAGTTGCCATTTACCTGCCTCATAGAAACCTTCGTAACTCTTAGCCCAAGTATTACCGTTCCATGCATATTGTGTACCTGTGGTCATATTAGTTACATAGTATGTATCAGTCATTGTGCTGGCATCAAATATAACTATCCAATGTTGACCGTTGTACTGTATAATATCATTTGCATTGGCTACTAGTCTTGTGTTATCGGCACCGACCCAATTGTATGTGGCCACATTTGCTGTGGAAGTTGGACTTGTATAATCATTTACTAACAAGTATCTTGTGCCGTTTGCTAACTTTTGTAGGTCTCTGTTTGGACGACTGCTCTGCGGATCAATGATAGCGTTTATAGGATCTAAATTGTTTGCAGGGATAGTGTCAACGTCTACTGTGTATAACAAACTGGTATCATCGGCGGGATTATAAGCAACAGTACCGACTACTTCTGATCCACTGTCTAATTCTAAACGTACCTGACTTGTGCCGTTCACAAGATTTCCGTAAATGTTTACAAAATTACGCCACGGTTCGTTAACACCATATTCATAAACTATTTCACTGAATACAACTTTATCACCTACATTCCCAGTTACTAAATCATTGGCTAATACTGTGATTCCATTTACACTAACAACTTTAGTGTTTGGTACTGTTACATTGTTTATAAAGTTATAACCATTTGCAGTAACGTTGGCATTACAGTTACTGGATAATATTAGTTCAGTATTACTTACAATATTTGAAACTACACCTAAATCAACATTGTTGACACTAACTAATGTTGTTCCTACCCTTAAATCTGTTGCAAACGTAGTACTTACGCCTATCACACTGTTACTATCTGTGTTAGCTGTGATAGTGCCAACACCACGCTGGTTTAAACCAGTAATTAACATACCACTGGTTATGCCATCTGTGTCTGTTAGTACAATATTGGCATTTGCGCTGACGTTTGCCGCCAGTTCTTTCACATATTGCTGTCCAAAATTGTCTACTACAGGATCGTTGTAACGTACTAATCTGAGTTCATCGTTAAGCAGTATTACACCATAATCAAGAGGTGTTAAGTATTGACGACTTAACAGATTAGTTTCGTCATATATTGCTGTATCTATATTGCCATCTGCGTCGTAGATGCTGGCAATAATTTTTTGTACAACACCCAATGTTTTAACCAGCGCCGGAGCACTAATGTAAATTGGCAATTCAAATGTCAACGTAGCAATATCAATATTAGTGTCTGTTCCTACAGGGACTGTACGACTGCTCCAATTCACAGCACTGAGCAAAACATAGGTAATGCTAGTCCAATCTACGTAATTGTCTGTGCTCTGTATTTCTAATGCTGGATTGAATAGCGTGCAGATTTGTTCCAATATCTGGAGTTTTTGTTCTGTGTTGCTGGTCCAAATATCTAATTTTAAAGTCAGTCTATAGGGCACAGGCATCAGTCGTTCTACTGTAAAAGTATCACCCTGTGTGGTTGCCAGTTGCCCAGTCTGAGCGTCATAATAACGTTCACGTAGATTCATTTTGTCTACGTAAGTGGGATTCATAATTCTTGAGCGATCATATTCCATTCCAGCAATATAAACTGCCATAGCAGGTGTGCTGTTTAAATAGTTTTCGCTGTTTTGTTTAAGAATTGCGGATGCCTGTCTGCTGCTGTCACCGTATATCACAGGCACTCGTTGCAGTGTAGTATTGCTGTTTCTGTCTTTGCCAAACTCTACTTGAAAGTTTGACACCATACGGATAAACTGTGTAATATATCTGCGTATCTGTTTGTCGTAAAAAAACTGTTGTAAAGCCATTAGTTATCTGCCTTGGGTGTAAGCGCCTTGCTAAGGCTTTGGCGTGTTGGTAGTGTTTCGCCTTCTTGGTTAGTATAAGTTGTAGTATCGTTTACAAAGATACTGCGTAGTGTGCGATTGTCTGGTCCAGGTGTCAGGTTAGCACGTACATTGTCTTCAACCTTGATCCATCTAGCGCCATCGTACCTAAATAATCTGTTTGGCAAGAAATCTGTCCTTAATACAAACTGTCCTAAACTTGGACTGCTGGGAAATTCTGTGGCTGCTGTTACAGCAAATCCGTTAGGCGCCGTGCCATCTCCACCTAAATAAGAGGGAATTGCCACATTTGGAGTAGTAGGACTGGTTGTACTCAGTGTTCTCGAACTACCTGCGTAAGTGTCAGTATCATCTGCAGCAATTCCGGTAGGATCTCCAGGTCCGCCATCTGCGGCAATAGGTACAATATAGAGTTCATCCATATTATTACCGCTCTTGTCTACATCCTGTTCTGCTTGGTTAATAATAGCATCATTAATCTGTAGTAACTTGCTAAAGTTACTGGACACATTGCCAATTGTTTCAGAAGTGTTTTCACTGGCTGTAATGTTGTTTAGAATATCTTTGTATTCCTGTGCATCAACCAGCGGAGTCATTTTGATGCGCCATAAGTGTGGCCACCAAGTCTGACTGAATCCTTCTGAACTAAATGTACAGTCCTGTACTACATAAAATCTTTTTAAAACTGCAGGAATAGTGGCATCTAAAGGATAGTAGTCTTTTTTGTGTGGTAGTTCAATAACATCGCCTGACATGATTTTACGTCCCAGCGTGGCAATCATGTCATTTAGGTGAAAAGTCATGTAGACCGTGTCTGCGTTTAAGAATAAACCAAACTGTTCCAAATTAAAATCATTGTCGTTCACAGTGTAGATACCACGCATTACGTATACGTCTTCGTCGTACTTTCTGTCTCTGTTTTCTAAAAACAGCAAGTCCTGTATGTTTTGAGCGCTTTGATTTTGATATACGGGCTGTTCCCAATCTTTCCAATACACACTTACAGGTGTGCCATTGGCTATTGTGGTTGTGGTATTGGCACTGATCGTGATGGTATTTGCCGTGGCATTTGCTACAACAATGGTAGTATTGGCTGCTATACCAATGCCTTGAACAGTTTGTCCAGGTTCAAAAGTGCTGACATTGGCAAAACTTAATACTCTTGTGTTGGCGCTGACTTCAGAAGTCAGTGCATAAGCGTTGGCTTGACTGTTTGTGCCAATGTATTTGTGTAAGTAGACTCCGGTGGCGCCGATGGTAAAATATTCGGATATACGTTTATCAAAAAATCTATAATCGTTGGTGTGGTTGTCACGCCACATGCTTAGTCTTGGCATAAGTCAGAATCCAGTATTCTTATATTTATGGCAGTCTGAACTGTAAATAGTCCAAAGTCCTAGTAGTACTTTGGTATTACTTGCACTATAATGATAAATCTGTTATAATACAGTTTTCCAAGAAGGATCAAAAATGGCTACAGTAGCAGGCGTCAAAGTAAAAGCAAAAAAACCCCGTGCAGTTTCTTTTCACAGTAAACCCACAGACGGTCCAGTTTGGGACACAGAACAGGCCCGTGAACTGCCACAGGAAGAATTTGACCATTTGCTACGCAAAAGTTTAAACTATTACAATTACCACTATACTCAAAAAGATTTAAAAAAGTATGTGGTAGAATGGATGCGCTCGGGCGGTGAGTTTAGCAAGGAAGAAGTTAAGAAATTTGAGCGTAGCAGTGATAGAATGCTCAGTATGACTGCCTGTAGTTTGGTTATGGCACACAAGCAGGGTATGCCATTCCGTGAACGGCATTTAGAGTTTTTGGACACTGAACTAGCCAGAGTTTTGGATTCAGTCACAGACGATGAACCCGAGGAACAAGTCAGAGAAGATAAAGCCGAAGCCTACAAGCCCACTATTCAGGACAGGTTACAGGAAAAAACCAGCGAACTGATTGGCGAGATTGAAGGTCATTACGACGAGTTAGTTACAGAAGGTAAAACTAGTTTCAAAGCCTACGACTTTTTAAGCGGCAACAATGTGGTGCAAAGCCAACTAGGCAAATATGAGGCACTGTTTCAAGCACGCCGTGCGGAACTTGAACAGGCACAGAAAAAAGCAGATCCGCAGTTAGTGGAAGGTTATCGACACTATAAAGCACAGGACTACAAGCGACTGATTGCTTGGATTGATCAGTTACTAGAAGCAGTTGAACAATATCGTGGCGTTAAGAAAGCTACCAAAAAAGCCCGTGTTAAGAAAGCACCTAGTAAAGAAAAACAGATCAGCAAACTCAAATACTGCAAGGAAGATAAAACGCTCAAGTTAGTTAGTGTTAATCCTGCAGAAATACTTGGCGCCAGCGAACTTTGGGTCTACAATACTAAAACACGCAAACTGGGCAAATATGTTTCTGCTCCTTACAAAGTGTTAGGAGTAAAAGGCACTAGTATCGAAGGCTTTGACACTGACAAAAGTGTGTGTAAGACGCTACGCAAGCCTGAAGAAAAACTTAAAGAGTTTGCCAAGGCAGGTAAAGTGCAGTTGCGTAAGTTTATTGAAGATATTAGAGCAACCGAAACTAAACTTAACGGCAGGATCAGCGTAGACGTGCTCCTACTTAAAGTTGCCTAAAATCAGGGTCCTGTTGGCTAAATAAGGTTAACAGGACTTTTTTATGGCTACAGACAACACAGTAATTGTTCCCGACTTACAGACAGACGGCAGTATACGAACCAAAAATCTTGGCATGGCTGGATTCATCAGCCAAGAAAGTGCTATTGCTGTCAATGAACAAATACAGACACTGAATCAACTACGCAATGAAATGACGGACTATATCCGTTTGCGTTTGGGTGATCAGATTGTTGACGTTGAATTAGACAAAGAACACTACGACTTGGCCATTAAACAGGCACTGACCAAGTACCGCCAACGTGCTCAAAACGCCACAGAAGAAAGTTACGTATTTTTGGATCTAATTCCCAATGTACAGGAATACATCCTGCCCAACAACATTATGGAAGTGCGCCAAATCTTCCGCAGAGGCATTGGCAGTACAACAGGAACAACAGCCAGTCAATTTGAACCATTTGCGTCAGGCTACTTGAATACTTATATGTTGGTTGCTGGGCGTGTAGGTGGTTTAACTAACTACGAACTGTTTACACAATATCAAGAGTTGGCCATGACTATGTTTGGTGGTTACATTAACTTTAACTGGAACCGTGTAACTAAGAAACTAACACTAGTCCGTAAAATTCCTTATGACGGTGGAACTAATATCAAGCCAACTGCTCTTACAGCCGCAAGTACAGCCACTGGAGCAGTAATTACAATTACATTGCCCACAAGCACCACAACTTATCAAACAAACTTGGCAGTGGGTGACAGTGTTTATATACAGACATGCCCAGTTCAGGGATATAGCAGTCAATATCGTGTGGCCAGTGTCAACAATGATAAGACTGTTATTACTGTTCTTGCAAATCAAACACTAGGTGCAACTTCAGTGACAGGAACGGATTTAACTGCAACCACTTTCTTTATTCCTGAACCATTTTACGATGGCAACCAATTAGAAAGTGTACTACTTTGGGTAAACAACTATAAGCCAGACAGTTTGCTACTAAGCGACCCTCAGGTCTATCCTTGGTTGCAGGAGTATGCATTGGCATTTACCAAATCCATTCTGGGACAGGCCCGTGGCAAGTTTGCCAGTATTGCAGGTCCACAAGGCGGCACACAACTTAATGGTGCTCAATTACTGCAAGAAGCACAGGCGGAAATGCTTCAACTTGAAGACGAACTCAAACGGTACATTGATGGTAGTCAGCCGTTGACATGGGTCATAGGTTAATGTATAATAAGGACTCTTAGGAGTCCTTTTTCATGATTATTGGAATTTGTGGTTTGATTGGTGCGGGCAAAGACACCGCCGCAGATTATTTGGTTAATTGGCACGAGTTTAGACGTGACAGTTTTGCTGCAACTCTTAAAGACGCTGTAAGTGCAGTATTTGGTTGGGATCGTGAATTACTAGAAGGACGCACCAAAGCCGCAAGAGAATGGCGTGAACAGATCGACACTTGGTGGGCTAGTCGTTTAGACATGCCCGATTTAACTCCACGTTGGGTATTGCAGTATTGGGGCACAGATGTTTTCCGCAATCATTTTCACAAGGACATTTGGATAGCCAGTTTGGAAAACAAACTGCGTCAAACTCGAGATAATGTAGTAATTTCAGACTGTAGATTTTTAAACGAAGTTGAAAGTATCCGCAGAATTGGCGGCAGAGTAATTAGAATTGTTCGTGGTCAGGATCCAGAATGGTTTCACTTAGCACGAACTGCTCCTGACAAAATGCCTGTACAATATCCCGGAGTACACGCTAGCGAGTATAGTTGGGCACCCACAGAATTTGACCACATTGTGGAAAACAATGGCACTATCGACGAACTCTATAGAGAACTTAAAAATCTGGTATAATTGGACTTTCACGCCAGGTACTGCCCGATTGCTGTAGTTCTACTCTGCAGTTCAAGCACACTGTCTTTAAATTAAATTCATTATTGTTTTTTAAATTGCCATCTAAGTAAAATACCGACATCTGTCGATCGGAGTATCGCGCTCTAAATCCGCATTTATCACATATAGGTTTTTTCCTGTATCCTGCTTTGTACCATGCAGGAACTGCTTTTATTTTTTTACCTTTGCGAAGACAATAGTCACACAGTTTTCTATACCTTGTTTTGCCGTTGCTATGGTAATTTACAGCACATAAATTTAGGTTACAACTTTGACATAAAGGTCTTTTCATCTTATATTTAATCATAAAACCTTTCGAAAGGGCAACCAAACTGGTGATATTTATGAACATCCGATAAATATCTGTATAAGATTTTTTTGAGGAAGTGAAACATGGCACTAGTTTCCCCAGGCGTACAAGTAAGCGTAATTGATCAAAGTTATTACGCTCCAACACAGGTAGGATCTGTTGCTTACATTTTAGTAGCAACAGCAGAAGATAAAATTGCACCAGGAGGCACTAGTATTGCTCCGGGTACGTTAGCCGAAAA